CATCCTCTATCTCACGTATCTTAATACGTTCTGCCATATCTTGAGGGGCAACCAAGAACGGCATCAAAACAGTCTTAATAGTTTCTTCGGGGAGTAATAGAAACTCATCAAGCACCAAAATGTTTGCACGGAAACCACGAATCTTTTCTCCACTTAAAGGGATAGCTGTTATAGTCCCTTCATTAATCTTCCACTCAAATTGATCGTTACGTTTAGACTTTGCCCCGAAAGCATGAGCTAACATTTGCGCTTCTTTGGACTCAACTATCTTCTCGAGGTTGTTAAATATAAATCTAGCTGTACGGAAAGTGGGACCGGCGATAAGTATCTTAGTTCTTGGTTCGAAGATGCATTGAAGGAAACAGTAAACAGCCGCGATAAAACTTTTGCCACAACCACGGCCCCATACGCACATACTAAAGTTTCGATTGAAAAAAGCTTTTAACGTTATCTCCTGATATAAAGCTAACTTAATTCCCGAAAGTAATTCGGTAGTAAAACCGAGGTTAGACCTCATAAACTTGGCCAAAGTAATTTTAGCTTGTCTATCTGGTAGCTCACCTTTTAAATTTAAAAATTCTTCATTTAAATTTGTAATCGGTTTTTTATATTTGTCTGGGCAGTACCACATTTATAATAAATCCAAATCGTAAGCTAGTTGCAAATCAAACTTATCCTTCGGTACATTCGACAGTAAAAGTTTTTTAACTATCCTTACGCATTCTTTTCTACCATTTACAAATAAAAATTGTATATGGGGAAACTCTTGTATTAAATCTCGGACATTGTGAAAAATAAAATCGGGAGTAACTCGGGTATTTTTTTTGTAGACGTAAGGTAGTTTATTGAAAGCCAGACACTCTTGGAGTTTCCTCTCGACCAAAACAATCATATAAGCATCATTTTCGGCCGCTCTTTTTATTTCATTCTTAAATCTATCTAAACCCGAGCTCAATGTCCCTATAAGGTCAGGTACCGACTTTCTCTCTATATAGCAGTTACCCGTCTTCTCTTTATCGTTAAGACAATAATCACCAAACTTCAAACCTTTAACTTCTGTAGGAAAGTCTTCAATGTTTAATGGGTTTTGTTCTCGTGAATCAATATAAATAAGATGCTCTTCGTTAAAAGAAATTTCATCTTCTTTTTTAGTAGGAAATGCTGAAAACTTATTCTCGAAACCGATCTCCTCGCATAGCTTGTAGTAGTCGCCAAACATCAGTTGATAATAGGGGATGGGAGGAGCTAAAATTGTTCTAAGCTCTACTTCTGACAATGTATATTTTAAATTTTTTTCTTTCTTCCTTCTTTTAAGCAACGACTTGCAGTATTTTTTAGCTTTTTCAATAGGGGTCTTTTTAAGCCATTTTTTGAGATTACCTTTGTTGTTAAAGTCAGCAGACATATACTGTTCTTTATTCTTAAACTCTATCAACTTTTTATCATAGAAGTCGCGACGAGGGAATTGAGTTTGATAGTACTCCCCTATAGAAAGTTTATGCGCTTTAATATGTAAATGAAGATTTTTATCTTGCGGGAATTCTTTTCCGCAAATTTTACACTTAACCATTTAAAACCTCCTCTTCGCTTATACCCATGATTCTAGACTTGATCTCTTCCATGGATGAAAGTCTTTCTATTTCAGAAGAAACATTCTTCTTACGAATCTCAGCAATCTTTATCATCTTGTTTCTAGATTCTTCATCTTTCCATAACTCTACAAGATTTAGAATAGAAGCCGACTCTTGCATGATTTTACTCATACGCTGACTTCTTTTCTCTTTAAGTTCGTTCAACAATTTAGTTTGTCTGTTAACGCATTGATTGTATTCAGTCTGAGCTGTATTAATAGCTTCAACCAAACTCATTGCCATTCTTCGGCCTTCTGTATCTTCTGCGTTCTGATCCAACAATTGCTGTAATCTTTCTACCCTCCTTTGGATATTAGAAGCTATAACCACTTCAGCTGAGAGAACTATATACTGGTCTACCTCCTCCTGTGTCAAGTCAGATTTGTCCCAAGTGTACCTAACGAAGCTGCTCTCAAATAACTCCCTATCCGTTTCCAAAGAGTAAGTGCTAATTTGATGTAAGAAACGGAAAGTATGCATGTACCCAATTAGAGTAGATAAATGCCTTTTAATTTTAGTTGTTATCTTGTCTTTATCAATTCCGTTATGCACGTATTTATTAACACGAACAAGAGCTCGAGATTCTGACTTGGGAGGAGCGTACCCTCCTTCAACCGGTACTTCAGAAGAATCTGAATATTTAACTTGGTTAGGAATAGTGCCAATAAATTCAGTTACAGCTTTATATCGAGAATCTAGCGCAGATATATTATCATCCTCAAAAAGTAAACGAGCCATTTCCATAGGCTTCATTGCGCTGCAATTATTTGAAATAAATTCTTTTTGGTCTTCGTTAAGTTCTACTTTTTCTTTCGGGTAGTATTTATGACTAACTTTAGCTGATAAACTTTTTTCAGCTAAAAAATCTTTTACCGCTCTTCCATATTTAGATCTGCCATCTTTCTTTTCTTCAGGTACGTCAGGGAAGACAAGTTCTATTAATTCTTTTATGTAAGGCGGATCGTCAGGCCTGCTATTCCACTCAGTCAATATAGCTAGCTGCTGATCCTCGTTAAGCTTTATATTTTTTGAGCTCATAGTATTTCTATTTCTCCTTCAGCTAACATCTTTTTAGCTTTTATAATTATAGACTTCTTAACGTTTTTTATCTGCTTATAGCCGGGAACTCTATTTTTCTCATTGGTTTTATACCCCATCATAGTAGCTACTTCCTCCTCTGATAAATTTTCTATATATAAAGCTTTGTATATTTTCCATTCAGCGGGCTTTAGAACTTCTTTCATTTTAACATTTAACTTTAGTAAAAGAGCGTCTACGTCTACCCCTGTATACTCAGCTAAATTAATTTCATTATTATGATCTTCTATAGATACCGGAAGTTTTGCATTATAAGCAATTTTTTTAGTTCTAGCCCAATTAGCAAATAAAGGGCATGCTTCAGACTGTTTCCCATAAATATAACATAAATCTCCAGACTCAGCCGCAGCGCATTTCAAGCAGGGACGACAGTAATTACCGTAATTGTTACGGATTAGGTTTTTAATCTGATTGGAGATAATCCTGTTAATCCATGGATTAAGAGGTTTTTTAGTGTCATACAAGTGCCACTTCTTAAATATATGAATTCTTATAATTTGAGAAACGTCATCGAAGTCCATCCAAGAAAGCGCAGTTAAGTTCCACTTCGATTTTCTTTTTCTTATTTCCTCATTTATTTGTTCTATATAGTCTTCAAATTTTGGTTTACGTTTCGGCATCGTCTCGACGAGATAACCCAGCGTCCCTCATAAAATCATTTTTAATTGATTCTGTGGTGTAACTGGAATCCGCCTCCCTCACGTAACCATCATCACCAGCTCCCGGATGGGATCCTGCTATGTCTTCTAGCTTATAAACATTATTTGCGTTTGAAGACTCTAATATAAAATCTAATTTACTTATAGAAGGAGCTTGAAATTCCTCCTCCTCTACCTCTTCCTGTACGGTACTGGTAATGTTTTGAGGATTAGTTTTAAATACTCTTTTAGCGGGGATACTTGCCGTAGCAAAGCTTTTCCCACACGTACCACAAAACTTAGGTTTCTTTAAAGAATACTCAGTTGCCGCACCACAATCTGGACAATACACTTTCATAAAGAGATATTACACCATATATACTAAGAAAAAAAAGGACTTTTTCAAAAAAAGTGTATACCTTAGTAGGATGCAGGATTCCAAATTCACAAATGCGGATGGTGTTGAATATGAATTATTATGGAAAAAACCGCACTATAAATACAATGCCGAAGGTTTATGCTGTTCTCCCGAAGTGGACGATCCAAAAGTTCTCATAGACCCTACATTAAAAGACAGAAGGAAAATGAGTGTTCTCATAGAAGAGGTAACTCATGCGTTTTTCTGGGATAAAAGCGAAAAAGAAGTTAGAAAGTTTTCGTCTACATTAGCTAAATTGATTCATAAAAATATCAAGGAGACTCGTTTTCGTTAATTTTAGTTACTATAAACTTAGTTAACTCGGATCTCACAATATCTTCTTCATTAAATTCAAAAGTGTGAATACCCATGGCTTTACTGTCTTCGCCATTAAATATATCGTAAAGTTTAAGAAAACCGCCGCGATTGCCATTTTTCAAATCAGTCTGCATTGGATCGGCCATTATAAAACATCTAGAATATTTTCCTATCCGAGTTAATACGGTTACTATCTCACGGAAAGAGCTATTTTGGGCTTCGTCTAATAAAATAGCCTTACCGTTCCAACTCATTCCTCTCGCAAAGTTAACTGGATGTATAGATACTCTTTTTTCTTTTTGCAGCTTTTTTACAGTTTCTTCGCTTAAAAGCTCATCCAATTTATCCATAAATGGTAGATTATAGTAATGAAGCTTTTCATCAGCATCACCGGGTAGAAATCCCAAGCGAGAATCGGAGCTTTCTACAGCAGACCTCATATATATAACATCAGAAACTTTAGAGTTATTAAGAAGAGATAAGGCTGAGTAAACAGAAGTTAGAGTTTTAGAACTCCCTGCTGGGCCTTTGCATAAAATAAGTCGAGTATTTTTATCTTGAGAAACCTCAATAAATTTTTTTTGTTTTTCTGTCCAAGGCAATTCTTCTATATAAAAATTGTCTTTTGGTTTAATTGGATCCCGTTGATGGATCTTTACTCTCCCGTCGCTAACTTCAAGAGACTCGAAGTCTCCTGCACGTTTTACTTTTGACATCAGTAATATAATACACACTTTTAGTGTAATATTAAAATGAAAAGTCATGGATGAGATTACAAATGCTGTCCCCGAGTTAGTCAATTTAACGACAAACTTAACTCAACTGACCCAAGGAGGGATGAATAAAGAAAATGTAGAGGGGTTTTTAGAAAATCTTATTGGGGAATATGGATGGTTATTACTGATAGCTATTAT